ATTGATGATGGCTCAGGACGCTTGCCCTATCGGGTGAAGTGGTCAGCATTTGGTGACACATCTGGCTGGACATCAGGGGTAGACCAATCAGACCATCAGGACATTCCAGATGCAGGCGCGATTACAGGCATGGTTGGCGGTGAATACTGCACCATCCTTATGGAACGTGCCATTGTGAGGGCAACATATTCTGGCCTGCCGTTAGTGTTCCAGTTCGACAAAGTTGAGACTGCTAGGGGCTGTCAGGTTGCAGGTTCCGTCTGCAATGTAGGCCACACAGTGTTCTATCTGTCAGATGACGGGTTCTATGCGTTTGACGGTAGCAGGTCACAGCCGATAGGTGCGGAGAAAATAAACCGCTTTTTCTTTGATGATTTTGACTTCAGCCAGAAGGACAAAATGACCAGCACGATTGACCCACAGGCTCAGTTGGCTATCTGGTCATATGTGTCGAATGATGCGCTGACAACAACCCCCAACAGGCTTTTGATATATAACTACGCCCTGAACAGGTGGTCACTGGCTAATGTGGATGCCGACCTTGTTGCGCCATTCTTCACAGCAGGCTATACGCTGGAAAACCTTGACACCATCAGCACCAGTCTGGATGCGTTGCCAGCCTCTCTGGATAGTGCGCTGTATAAGGGCGGTCAGTATCTATTCGGTGGTGCGCTTGGTAAGAAGATACATGCGTTCACTGGCGACCCACTAACAGGCGTTATTGAGACAGCCGAATCTAGTCTGGTGAAGGGTAAGCATACGATAGTGACACGGGTGTACCCGTACCATGTGGGCGGTGATGTAACCATTGAGGTGGGAACACGCAATCTGCACAGTCAGGCGGTTTCATTCTCGTCAGCAGTGGCTCCGAATACAAACGGGTTTTCACCGTTCCGAGAACAGGGCAGGTATCACAGAGTTAGGTTCAACATCAGTGGAACGTGGGACTTGGCGCAGGGTATTGATGTAGATGCCAGAGAGATAGGCAGGCGATGACAACCGCAGAGAGACAAACAAATTTTAGGATACTTAACCCTATCACCGCTACAACCAGAGAGATTGCAGAGGTGCTAAACAGAACCATTGATGGTGGGTTAAACAGTGTTGGATATGTTACTTTGCAGGCAAATGTAACATCAACCACAGTATCTGATGCGAGGTACAATGTTGAAAGTTTAGTGTTTTTTGCTTCACAGGGGCATACCCCTGACCATTTTCATCCCTATGTTGACTCGACATCAACTAATGGGACACTCGTTATAGGGCATAATAATCATGGGCATACGCAGAGATTCGGCTACCTCATTATCGGATGAATGGGAACGCTGTAAAGAGTATATAGCGCCAGCTTTGGCTTATGCACATGACAGTCACACGCTAGAAGATGTGTGGCAGGCAATACAGCACCAAAAAGCGGCATTTTTTCCGTTGGAAAAATCTGCTATAGTGGTTGAGATAGTTGATTACCCCCAGCGCATTAGTTGCCGAATATGGCTAGCAGGCGGTGATATGGAAGAACTCATAGAAGCAGAGAAGAATATCTGCGTGTGGGCAAGAGAGCTAGGTTGCACTAGCATGGAGATTATAGGCAGAAAAGGCTGGGAAAGACAGCTATCAGATTATACAGCCAGCGCTGTAGTATTAGTGAAGGAATTGTAAAATGTCTAAAGGTGGCGGTTCAACGCAAACAATACAAAGCTCAGTAGGTGCGCCTAGTTTTGCACAGCCATTTATCAAGTATGGCATGGGTGAGGCGAAGAAGCTGTATCAGTCAGGCGCGCCTCAGTATTACCCTAGCTCCACCGTGGTAGGCTTTAGTCCTGAGACACAGCAGGCATTGTCAGGCATACGGGCGCAGGCATCTGCTGGCAGTCCATTTGTTCCAGCCGTACAACAGGCAGTGATGCAGAACCTGACAGGAACCAACCCACTCCTTCAGGCGGCTATGAAACCAACGATTGATGCGGCTATGCAGGGTGCTATGTCTGCTGGCAGGTATGGCTCTGGCTATGCTCAGAAAGCGATTGCAGAGGCGGTTGCACCACAGGTTTACCAAGCACAGCAGGCGGCTATTCAGCAAGCACCAGCCGCTTACGAGTTCGGCTTTGCAGACATGAACAAGCTAGCGCAAGTCGGTGCGGCTAGAGAGGCGCAGGAGCAGGCAGAACTACAGGCAGATATTCAGCGCTTTAACTTTGAGCAGGCTCGTCCAGCACAGAAGCTAGCAGATTACTTGACTATGATTCAGGGCGGTTCAAGCGCACTTGGCGGTGGCGTACAGCAAGTACAGCGCAACCCTGCCCTTGGGTTTCTAAGCGGCGCGATGGGTGGCATGCAGTTAGGTCAAGGCACAGGCTTTGGCGGCGGTGCTGGCGCATTGCTAGGCGGTCTGCTTGGAGGGTTCGCATAATGTCAGATAGACCATTTGCTACACAGTATATTCGCCCGATGGCAGGGATTCGGACTGGCGGCACAGCAAACCGCCCAGCAATCACAACCAGAGGCTCTCTTGGCCTATTTCCAGATGACCCTAGAACTGCTATGCCGTCCCTGCCTCCGATTGGCTCAGGGGCTTACTCGCGTTTAGCCGCGACACAGCAACCATCACCCTATGTTGACGCTATCATGCGTAGAACCAGAGGCATGGGCGCACTGCCAGCAGGCGGTGGGTTACCAACGCCACCACCAGCGCCTAAGTCGCCTTCCCTGATGGACAGGCTAACCCCTGCTATGGGTACGCCTGCGGCGGCTGGATTAGGTGCGGCGGCGGCTACTGGCTTGCAGTTGTCTGGATACCGTCCTGTTCCTATCACGACAGGCGAGGGCATAGGTGCCATGATGCAGGCTGGCATGAAGGCTTATCAAGAAGCAAAGGCGGCACAGCGTCCAGAAATCAAAGTTGCTGGTGACCAAGTTTACAGAATTTATCCAGATGGAAGGACAGAGTTATTATCTGGGGCAAAGGCAAAAAAGCCAGTTGAAGTTAAAGGCGAAGCTGGGCGTATGCAAATGCCTGATGGCAGAATTACTCAGGGCGTATATGACAAGCAAGGAAACTTGTACGAAATTGGCAATATGTCTGAAGTGGTAGACCCGAAAAACGTGAAATTTATTGACCAATTTACAAGCCAAAGCGTTCAGCAGTTACAGCAGTTCAAGACTGACCAGATAAAGCCTAAAGAAAAAACATTGAAATATATTGACACATTGGCAAATCAAATTGACAAGTCTCCTTCAGGTTGGGCTGACAGGCAAAAAGCTAAAATTGGTCTCGCTATTAAGAGGTTTTCTGGACGCTCAGATTACACTGAGGAAGAACTTATGCAGGCTTTATCTCAAGGCACTTTAACCGCATTGGTTGGTGCATCTAGGCTAGAGTTGTTCGGCCCAGGGGTTTTGACTGAGGCTGAGGCAGAACTTGCCAGACAAGTATTTGTTGGTGATTTTGACAACCTTAACAGGGAAGAAGCATTAGCTAGATTGAAATCGTTTAGAGATATGACGCTTGAAGGATATGTAGAGGATATAGGCACTTATAATACATCTCCTGCTACCACCTTAAAATATGAACCTTATTATGAACGTGCAAAGCCTATTTTTAATTGGGATGCAAGATATGGCGCTCAGGCTGATGTATCTGTTCAGCAGGGTTCATCCGCAAATCAAACTGGCGCAACATCAAGTGGCAACACTTGGTCTGTGATGTGAGGTAAAGATGCCTAAGATTAAAGTAAATGACCAGCTTGTTATTGATGTAGACAAAAACTTCTTTAATTTATCTGTTGATGAGCAGAACAAGATTGTAGATGATGCTGTCAATCAGGATGCGATTTCAGGCACAGGCAAGGCATTTGCATCTGGTGTTATGTTTAACCTAAGAGATGAGGTTGTAGCGGCTCTGTCACAGCCCTCTGCGGCTCTGTCAGAGCTTATGGGTGACGCTGAGGCAGGTTCACCATACAGAGCAGAACTAAGCCGTCAGAGAGCCTTAGAGAGCGCTTTTAGACAGCAAGCGCCAGTAACATCAACTGTTGCTGAGATTGCAGGTGGTTTAGCGGCACCTGCTGGCATTTTAGGGCAAGTTGCAAAAGCTCCAACATTAGCTGGGCGGCTAATGAAGGGCATGGGCGCAGGTGCAGGTTTAGGCGCTTTAAGTGGCGCTGGGGCGGCTGAAGAAGGTGAGCGCTTGACTGGCGCTGGCATAGGCGGTGCAGTTGGCACTGTTGCGGCTCCAGTAGCAATGGCCGCCGCACCTGTGGCTAAGTTTGTTGGCCAGCCTGTTGCAAGAACTGTTGGGCGCATGGCAGAGGCAGGTTTTAGAACGCCTGAAAGTAGGGCAACAAGAATGGTTGCCAGAAGGTTGAAGGAAGCAGGTATTACTGGCAAGGAGCTTGAGGCTCTAAAGAAAAGCCCGAAGCCACAGGCTATAGCTGATATTGATAGCGAAGGTGTGGCCAAGTTATCTAGGCTGGTGGCACAGGCTGGCGGTCAAGGCTCGGAGCTTGCTAGGTCACTTAACGCGAGGCAATTCGGAACCGACAAAATCAAAAGCGCGGCAGAACGGATAGAGCAAGATTTAATTGATGCTGGAGTCCCAGCGCAATCAGCCAGACAAGCAAAGATTGGCCTTGATAAAATTAAGGAAGAGGTAACAACCCCTCTTTACAGAGAAATGAATGAGTTGCAGGTTCCTGAAAGTTTCAGAAACTCGTTGCGACCATTGTTTGAGCGCCCTGCTGTTAAGTCAGCTTTGCCAGCCGCTAAACGATTAGCCGCCAATAGAGGTGAGCCATTCGTAGGCGACACAGTTGACAATCTCGACTTCAATGGGTTCAACAACTTGCAAAAAGCCTTGAACAATAATGCTCAGAGACAGTTCTCTCAGGGCAACTATGATGCTGGCAAGGCAATCAAGGGCATCAGAGACGAGATTGTTGAGCGCATGAAGGGCGTGAACAAGCCCTTCAAAGAAGCCTTTGACCTATATGGCGATACTATGGGCAACCAGAGGGCGCTAGAGCTTGGTAGCAAGTTCAGAACCTTTAGAGACCCAGATGAGATTAAAGACATTGTCAGCAAGATGAGCGAATCTGAAAAGCATAATTTCAGAGTTGGCGTAGCGCAAGAGATTCGCAACGCTATTGAGAGCGCTCCTGCTGGGCGCAACATCGCTGATGTTATTGCCAAAAGCAAACAGCAGTTGCGTCAGCTAAAAGAAGCGTTCCCAGAGGGCGGCATAGACAAGCTAGAAAAAGCCCTAGACATCGAGCGCACAATGGCGGCAAAGAGGCAGAGAATTATGGGTGGTTCTCAGACATTTGAGACAGCCGCGCAAGCACAACGTGCTGGCCTTGAGGATGTTGCGACAGCCGAAAGAGCTATAGAGGGCGTAAGGCAAGGTGGATTGTTTGGAGGTTTAGCTGGTGCTGTTCAGGGCAGGGTTGCCCCAGCGATGATAGGTGTTGGAGAAAAAACTAGCAAGGCTCTCGGTGACATACTGTTCGAGACAGACCCTGCTAGAAGGGCGGCTGTTATAGATAGGCTACAGGGCATTGGCAGATTACCAGCACAGCCAATCGTGCGCCCATCTATCCCATCAAGGATTGGTTCTGGTTTTGGGGCATTGCCTTCATTCCTTACAAGGGGGGCTTTGTTTGATGTGCCTACAACGATGTCAAACGAATACGCAAGAAGCCTACTTTCAGAGTAAATTTGTGCTATAATGGCGCTAGGAGAATAACATGGCAAAGAACTCTATTACTGATTACGACAATACGTCCAGTAACAATTCGGACATTCAGTCAGTTGACATTTCTGAAGGTTGCTCACCTTCTGGCATAAACAACGCCATCAGAGAATTGATGGCTGACTTGGCTGATGTGAATGACGGAACGGTCTCGCTTGCTAGTCCTTCTGTTTCTGGCGACTTTACCGTTGACACCGACACACTGCATGTTGACAGCACAAATGACAAGGTGGGTGTTGGGACTGTGACACCAAACAGAAAACTGACCGTCCAAGATAGTGTTGGCACTGTTGCCCACTTTGATAGCACTGGCACAAGTGGCGGTGGCATTTCATTAGGCGATGCAAACACAACATCAAACTATGTGCGTATTCGTGGTATTGGAGACGATATGCAGTTTACGGCTGGTAACAGCGAAGCCATGCGTATCGACAGCAGTGGCAACTTGCTGGTGGGTGTCACAGCCGCTACTGTTCCTTCAGACGGTGCTGTAATCGCAACACCTAGTGGTAATAGCCACTCTTTCGGAAGAGATGGGAAAACTGTTGCTATCTTTAATAGAGCAACATCCAATGGCGACATTGTTCAGTTTCGCAAAGACAACTCAACTGTGGGGAGTATTGGGATAGAGCCGAACGGGCTTTACATTGACAGTGAAAGTGGTCACGCAGGTATCAGGTTTGCCGCCAATACTCTTGTACCAAGAGACAACGGTGCTGATGTTGATAACCAAATAGACTTAGGAGCATCTTCTTATCGTATGGACGACATCTTCGCCACCAATGGCACAATCCAAACATCTGACGAGAATGAAAAGCAACAGATAGCCTCACTGACCAGCGCAGAGATTACAGCCGCTAAAGCCA